GTAGACCATTTATCTACGTTAAAGTTGTAACAAATTAATTTATTATTAACTGTTGAAGTTCCTAATGCTCCATCTCCTCTGTATGACCACACTACCATTGAGTTGTTAGGATCAATAGCAGAACAGACACCTTCAAAGTTTGATGTTACATCATTTAAGAAAAAATCATCAACACGACCTTTTCCTATTGGTGTTAATTTTTGTCCACCTTCAAGTTTATAAAAACCATCTTGTGCTAAGAAAAATATACTATTACCAAAAGAAGCTACACTCTTTGGAGCAAATGCTCCGATGTTATCAGCTATCTTATTAAACTGAAATATAAGAGGTGTACCAACGTAATCCATTCGGTAGATTGCTCTTTCCATAAAAACAATACCAAAAGACTCTCCACCAACGATTGCTTGAACTGATCCATGTGTTCCAACAATGTCTTGAAAACCAGACTGTGTTGTTTGGCTAGGTGTCCAAGTTGAACTGTCATTAAGTCCAGACCATTTAACTCGTTGGTTGTAAACAGTTGATGACTCCGTTGTATAACCGGCAACAACAAAGTCTCTTATGATGGCAAGATATTTTGCTTTAATACTAACAAGATCAGAAAAAGCACTATCAACACCTTCTTCAAACTTTTGTATATTATCAGCACCATTTGTTGCAATAATGTTTGCTCCAAACTGTGTGAATGCCCAAAAGTCTCTGCTACCTTCTGTTGTACTGTTGTTATAACCAGATGGCTTAGATTTATCTTGAAATACAAGTGAACTATCCATTTGGTATAGTTTAGTTGTATCTCCTGCGTAGTTAGTTGATCCACTTGCAGAAAAAGAAGTAAATAAACCAACAGGTGTAGTTCCTAATCCTGTTCCACTTAATGCTACAAAACGAGGAAAAGATTTGTAACCTTTAGCTAATGGAATAACGTTATCGACCTTTATTGCACCATTATTCTGATACGTTGGAAGGTCGGCTTGTAATTGACCGAACTCTATCATACAATCCTACTGGCTGACATCTGCAAAGGAGCAGAGGAAGTTCTACCTCTTTGTGCTGACTCGTTTGCTGTTTTAACTCCTTCTTTATATAATCCTGCCCATACTTGCAGTCTCTCGTCTGCCATCAAGAATGGAGAACTTTCACTTAATGCTGCATATAAATACAAATCTGGAAAGTTATTTAAAATATCATTACTTGTATTTGTATCAGATAAAGCAGTTGGTCTTTTAAACATTCCAAGTTCTAAAGTTTGTGCTGCATCTGGCATATTACCTAAATAAATTTTATCAGAAACTATTGTGTAATATGTTGGTGTTCCAGAGCCTTCTCCTTCATTATACACTCGAAAAAAATCTGGTGGAGTCATGTAAGCTAAGAACTGGTATGGATTAGATTGGTACATAACATATCGCATTTCTAAATAGCCAGTTGGTAACGTATAAGATTGTGTACCAGAAACAGTAGTAATAGATGTATCAACAGCTTCCATTTCACGAACACGCAAATCTCTTGCATGACGAGACTCTGCTAAATCAATAAACGTATCAAGATATGATGTTAAATCCGATCTGTTTAAATAATTTGCAATTTCTGTTTTTAAATTTGCGTAGGTGTCTAGTGCCATTATACATTTCCTTGATATACTCTAAAATGTCTGTTGTTTGGATCGTTTAACCATTTTTTAAAACGATCTTTGTCTATGATGCGACCTGCATTAGACATAATTCCTTTTTGTGCTAACTGCTGAACAACAATTAAAGGGATAGATGCGACTTTATACATTTTTGCATCTTGCATTCCTCTAACTTTATATAAATCATTCTTCGCTTCAAACTTGTTGCGTTCTAGTATGGGTTGAACATCCTGGACATCTTCAAAATGGTATTTGTTTTCTGACTCGTCAATGTGCATTTTTGTTTTAATAACATTGGTGTCATTAGGATTATCAATCCAAAGTTTTTTAGACATTATTTTTTCTTTTTACTTTTCTTTGATTTCTTTTTATCTTCATTAAATACTGGAGATTTTTTCATTTTCTTTTTTGCTCTTTTTTTCATTCCACGCATTGTTTTTTCCTCTAGTTAAAAATTAAAAAGGAGGGGTATTAATCCCCTCCTAATCCTTAAACTACAAATAATTATGCAGTTAAGTTGAAAATTCCATAGTTTGCATTTGGAGATCGTGCTGCAAGAGTCCATTCACACAATAATAATTTCTTATCATTATCTCCAGAAGATGCTAGATCTTTAGTTTGGAATGGTCTTAGGTAAGATACTTCCCACTTATCCATTTCCAAAATATCAACTCTGTTCGCTTGTTGATGTCTATCTGGTACGAAAGATACTTCGCCAAAGTCAGATACATATACATCGACAGCACCAATAACAGTTTTGTCATCAGCATTTTTGTATAGAGTTGCTACACCAGAAAAAGCAGATGCTAGTTGCTTGTGAGAAGCAGACATTAATACAACGTCTGGATTTCCACCAAGTTCATAACATTTTTTTAAACCTGCTTTTAGTAGTGCTTCTGTGAAAGTTCTATTTGTTCCACCTGCAATTGCAGTTGCACCAGTTCCGGCAGGGGAAGCTGATGGACTACCATTGGTTGAAAAGTTACCTGCACTTGAAGCAGTACCTGCAATGTTTCCACCATACCAAGTACCAACAGATGCACTCTCTCTTGCAGTACCAGAAGATCCTGCTGCTTTAGCATTCTCTACTCCGATATTTGCAAATTCGATATCTCTCTTCAACTCTTTACCAAGTTTTGCTAATTGGTAAGCAAGTTCGTCTCCTCGACCTGCATTTGTTACTGCTTGGTCAGAGCCAGACACACCTACTGTTTTAGCAGAGATTTGTGTGTAGTTGTTTAGTCTTGTTGTTGCAGCTCTGCTACCTAGTGTGTAGTCATCGCCTTCTTTTTGTGCATTTGCTGCTGCATTTGCTAAACCATCCGTCTGCCATTCATGGAGGGTTTGACTGGCATTGCCAGAAGCCGCATTTGATATAAAGGGGGTTTCCGTTGGTGCTATATTGTAAATAACATCAGCTAGATCTTCTCTTATACCAACACGATCAAAAGTTTCTACTGTATTTGTAGGTACAGCCATAATTAACTCCTATTCGTTTAGGATCATTTCTTTTAACACCGATTGTGCGTCACGAAGTGATCCAGATTTTTTCAGTTTATTCATTCTGCGATCATAACGTTGTTTGTCATCGGAACTTTGGGTTACATTGGATGCGTTGGAACGAACAATGCGAGGTGCTTTTTTAACTTTATTTTGATTTAACTTTGTTTTACGAAGTTGATTATACTTGTAAGCATCAGCTAATAATAAAACTGCACGATGATCTACCATCATAGCAATTTCTTGGTCAGTATAACCACTCTCTTTTGCAAAACTTGTTAAGTTTTTAATAAACTCTGCACCTTTTTCTTTGTCTTTGTAAACTGGTAACTTCTCAGACAAGATTTGACGTTCTTTAGCAATGTACTCGTCATAAACTTTCTTTTGCTCTTGTTGTTGCTCTTGAATGATACGTTGTTGTTCTTGCTGTGCAAGTTGCAACATTTCTTTACGTTTATCGGACTCTGCTTTTTTGCGAACATACTCAGCAGGATCTGTTTCGTATAGTGTTTCCCAATCCACTTGTTCTTCTTTACCCAATTGTGACTGTATTTGTTCCAATTGTTGTGCGTATTGATTGCGAGAATTTTTGACTGCGTCTAACTCTTTCGCTAAGTTATCTTGTAAAGACTCAATGTCTTTACGTTTTTCACTTAACTCCATTGTTTTCTTGGTATAGTCTGACTCCCTAGAGTAGCCTTTTCTTAATTCATCGAGGGTAACTTCTTGTCGTTCTCCATTAATGGTAACTTCATAAAGTGTCTCTTCATTTTCAGAAGTGGCTTCTATGTTATCTACTACTTCATCATCTAAATCTTCTGGTGTAAGTTCAGCAGTATCTTGTTCAAGATTACTTTCCTCAACCTCTGTTTCAGATGTTTGATGCTCTTCGTTCCTTGCAGTCTCGTTGTTTAAAAGGGTAGCGAAAGCATCTGCTGTTTCTTGCGTTGTATAAGTTGGTTTAGAAACAACAGATTCCTGTGAAGGCGTGTCTGCCATTTTATTTCTCCTTATTTGTTAATCTGTTTACTTGCTAGTTTGCCAGTTTCCATTACAGATTGTAGTTGCACCAAAAGGACATTTAACATTTTTTTCATCATGTAAATTCTTTCTCTTCCTTCTGTGTCTCTTACAGGAGAGTTAATCCATTCTTGGTCTAACTCTGCTGAAACTTTTTGTATAGCTTCCACAAATATTTCATCTTCTAATATTTG